GCCTCTAACAACTTGCCTTGGTAAGCTTCCTCACCTCGAGCTTGTCGTTCTGCGTGCAACAGTTGAGCATCAGACATTGCGACCTTTGCCTTCTGCTTATTTGCATAAATCTTGCTACCAGCAGAGACGGCTAATTTAATTGCCGATAACCACATACTAGTACCAAGTTGCTTTTTTACTTTTAGACTTCAGCATTCTTCTAGTTCCTCTAACTTCAACTTCTTCTCCAACAGCAATTTTGTTGTAGACTGAATCTTGGTTAGTAAGGATCTCAGATCTAGGGTCTCTCATAGTTTTTACTTCTGGTGTAGGAATTTCCTGACCACCAGTTGCATTTGACATTACAACTTCCCCTTTTCTGCCTACTGACATTTTATCTTTTAAAGCCATATTTTCTCCTTATGTTTTTATACTTATTTTTTTTTAAAATTTCTACCAAAATCGTGAATTTTACTTTGGTTAGCCATTTGTTGTTTTGCAATAGATGTAGCTGCTCTTAGTTCTGCTAGTTCTTCGTTCTGTTCAAGCTTCTCATCTTTGTTTTGTTGGTTCATCATCGCTTTCATTCGGTCAAGATTAATTTTTTCTTGCGCTTGTTCAGCTTTAACAAAGTCATCCTTAGCTCTTATGTCTAATTCTCTTGCTTTTAACTTAGCAATTGGATCATTTCCGTACTCACCCATTAATTCTTTTTCTTCTTTAGCAAAATCTTCAAACATTTCTGCAATTAGAACTGCTTTTCTAGCTTCAATTTGCATATTTAAGGCCATTATTTGTTGTTGAACCTGTGGATCTTGTGCTAAAGCAGGATTTGCTTGCATTTGTTGCTGCATTTGTTGCATTTGAATAATTTGATCTTTAAATTCTACCTCAACTTGCTCTAATGCCATCAAAGAAATGTGTTCAAAAATATTTTTTTGCATAGAAGCAGTTACCATCGGGTTATTTCTAGCCATTGTTGACATCATAAAATTTAAATGTGCAGTAATGTGAGCTCTATGGTCTTGACCTTTAAACGCTTGAAAAGGTTGTCCCGCTAAAGCTTGTATTGCTTCAATACTTGGGTCCATTGGCATTGGTCTTGGCACAGGTTTTAAAATCATATCAATATTTTTTACACCTAATGCTTCATACATTGCACGATATGCATTGTATAAATTATGCATTTGTGGATTTGATTGTGCTAATTGTAATTCTGCTTGTGCAATTGATATTCTTTGCGTTTGAGAAAATATATTTGGATCAGCAATTGGTAAAATATCTATTCGATCATCAAAGTCTGTTTTCTTAATCATTCTTTGACCCCCTACAACATCATAAGGATATTGTTCTGGTAAATATAATTTAAATACTCTAGCCAACATTTTAAATTCATTCTTAAGACTCACATAAATTCTTTTGTGAATCGCAGACATTGTTCTGCTTCCTTTCTCCAACAAAGCTACTGTCGTCCCCACTGCTGCTTGTTGATTCCCATCACCTACTTGAAGGTCAGCAATGGACGCGAAACGCTGTCCAGCTGATACAACGACACCCATAAGCTGTAACAAAGTTTGTGATGGTTCCTTAAATGGAAGAGCCATAAAGGCATCTTTAATATTTCCACCTGGAGCATCTACATCTCTAAATTCACCTGGAGTTATAGATTGCGCGTCATCACGTATTCTGATGCCGCGCATCTTAAATCCTGCTGGTAAATTGGAGAGGGTACCAGCATCTAATAATGATCTTAGAGCTGCAGTTGCAGTTCTCGATAGACCACCGATCATATGAATTAATCCAAACCCATAGAAACCTAAACCAGGTAAAAATTTAAAATGAACAAAATAAGAAATTTTCTTTTTCTTTGGATCATCTAATTCATAGTTTCTTCTAATCGATAATACTTCACGTGATGCTTCTTCAATTGTTACAATGTATGGAAGTTTAATTCCTGTTTCTTCGCCTGCAGCATCTCTGTCTTCAAAGCCTTCTAAATTTAAATCAATATGAAATTCTAAAATGTTATAAACATCTTCATCTTTTGTTTTTGTAATTCCTTCTAGTTCTCGTTCTTTTCTCTCAAGATCAGATTCAGTATCTGCAGGTTCGCCGATATCTACATCTCTATAAAATCCACCAACCATTTGTTTTCTTAAATCGTTGCCTTTCATTTTAATACGATGAACAACAGCCGTTGCATCTTCAAGAGATGTTGCAGTATAAGGAACTACTAAATCTTCTGCAGGTACAAATTTAGAAACTGCTCTACCTAATAAATCATCATAATAAACTTTTTTAAATGCAGATCCTGCAAGTGGTAAATAAAATAATAACTGATCAAACTCAGGTTCGTATTCTTTCATTTGATCCATCAACTGATAGTTCATAAAATCTTTTACTCTAGTTGATTGCATTTCTTTTTCAGGACTTGGAGCTCCCATGATTTGAGTTCTTACTGGTCCGTCGGCCGGGAGTAATTCTTTGTAAGCCAAGGCTTGAAACTGAGTAACCGCTTCTGCAAGAACCGGGTGTGTAGCTCCCGCTGCACCTGAGAAAGGTTCTGTTCTATCTTCGTATTTAAATCCTAAAAGATCTAAACCGGTAATGTAAGTGTGTTCCCATTCTTTACGAGACTCTTTGTAGTCCATGTAATTTGAATTTAATTCTGAACCTAAAGGACCTAACACATCCTCTGGTAGTAACTCAGCTAAATTGTCAAAGTGGTTTTCACTTTGTGCTTGGTTAAATGCTCCAGGTTCAAAATTAATTTCTACGCCGCCATCTTCTGTCGGGGTAATCTCTGTTTCACCAGCGTCTGGTAATGATTCTTTAATTTCTTCAGTAGCCTCTATTTGTTCCTCGGGCCCTGGTATTTCAACCGATTTTCTTATTTCGGTTAATGCTTTGTCTATGTCTGCCATTTATTTTCTCCAATTGATTAGGTTTATCTTGTTTTGTTTGATTAATCAAGCCTCGTGGATCAGGGCCAGATAACGGTGGTATCTGATCAAACTTTACGTGTTTCATGTTTTTAACTAAGGTGGGATTCTTTTTCATTACCAATAAAATTTCTTTTTTCGTTTAGGTTGATCTTCATCTTTATAGTCTTCTGGGTGTCTTATCAACCCTCCTTGTCTAAATCTCATTAGAGCTTGAGTCATACTATCAACTAAGTCATCATGATCTCCGTATGGAAATGCAGCAACTTCTTCTACCATTTCTTGAGCAAACTCTTGATTTAAAGGAGCCCACACTTGTCCAGCCTCAAACATAGGAGAGACTGCATTAACTCTAGCAATTTTATCTTGACCTTTACTAGGTGTAAAATTTACTGCAGGTATTCCCATTTGTCTAAGCTCATACATCAAAGGTAAACCAGATGCTTTAGCTTCAACAATAACTGTATCTGGATTCCAATATTTATATTGTTCTAATGCAACACGACGTAACTCTGGAAACTCTAATCGTTCTTTATATGAATCTAATAATATTATTTGTGGACCTGCATCTTCGTTTGGACGAAAGACTCCCCATGTTGTAATGGCACTATAATCAGCTGTCTCCTTTTTTAAAAATGCTGTATCATAACTTTGAATAGTATGTTCAATAACAGGCATGTGTTCGAGTTCCCAATCTTTCCACCATTCTCTCTTGATTAAAGCTCCTTCTTCTGATGTTGGATTTTGCATGTATTGCGCGTTCCACTTTGCAACACCAGCAGATGCTTTTACAGATTCAAGATCCTCGAGCTTCCAGTATTCAGGCCAGACTGGTTTACCATTTGGAAGAATAGCAGGAAATTCTATAACCTCCCATTGATCTGCTTTCTCTTCTTTTTGAGCGTTAATTAATTTTTGTGTAAGATCTTTTGTAGACCAACGAGTCATAACTAAAACAATACGACCTCCTGGTTGAAGCCTTTGCCGTGGTCCACTAGTATACCACTCCCATGCATTATCAAATGCAATAGGTGAGTTTACATCTTGCTCGGAATGTGGGTCATCTATAATTAATAAGTCTGCACCTCTACCGGTTACCGCACCTTGGACACCGACTGCAAAGTATTCACCACCATCGGATGTATTCCAACGTCCAGCAGCTTTACTATCTTCCTGGAGTCTTGTTTTAAATATTGTTTGATACTCAGGAGAATCAATTAAGTGTTTTGTTTTACGACCAAAGTTTACAGCAAGTTCTGCTGTGTGAGTTGCTTGAATTATTTTTAATTTTGGGTTTTGTCCTATCATCCATGCAGGAAGAAAAAATGATGCAAATTCAGATTTAGTATGCCTAGGCGGCATGTTTATGATTAGACGGGTTAGTTCTCCAGTCGCTAATTTATTAAACTTATCGGCTATCTCAGTGTGATGGGACCCCTCTATAAAATCTGGCCACATCTTTTTTACAAAAGGCAAAAATTTAGTACGAACTTGTTTAAGTTCTTTTCTTTGCTCTCGTTGTATGATCTGAATCTTAAGCTTTCTTCTTTCGATTGGATCTGCAATTTTATTAATATCTTGTATAGTTAGCATATAATTCAATATGGGTAGAAAGTATTATACAGCTTTAACTGAGTAAATCAAACACTATAGGGTAGGTCTGGGACCCCTACTAGGCCAAGGGGGTATCGAAAAAAATGTTTCACGTGAAACATGAAAGTAATTCCTTTAGGGACCCCTATATAAAAATTAGGGTGGGTCCCGCCCACATGCTCTTATCTATGCAGTTTTTGCATAGGACAATGTAGGATAGGCCATGCAAAAACTACATGGCCTATTTCTTAACGAATTAATCTAAATTAGTTCCATAAAGCCTCCTTAACTAAACCACCATTGGTTGCTTTGTTCAAAGCTTCCAAATATTCTGTTTCCGTCATCTTCAACTCATTTAAACAAAAATGCATTTTGTCCGATTGAAGACCTGGAAACTCTGCAAGGTACTTAACAGCCTTATCTAAAATTTCCTGTCTTCTAGATCCGCCTGGTAAGAATTCTGGTTTCATTGTTTTAGTCATTGTATTCCTTTCGTTAAGTTAATAAATCCATTATGCATATCTATCCTATAATGTCCAACACTAAATTAAAGTTATCCACATTTATTTTAAAGTGTGTCTTTTATGCAACACTCTTTTTTTTATATATGGGTGGGCCCCGCCCACATGCT